GCCGGGGGCGAGGTCCAGCCATTGCGGCGTGGCGGTCAGGTTCAAACGGATCATCAATAGGCCTCGATATCGTTGACAAGGGTTGCGGTGCACATGCGGGCGGGACTGGTGGCTTTCGCCGCTTGCCAGTCAAAGGTGGCCTGCACGCCCTGCGGCCCGGAAATCTCGATCCGGGGGCGCGGCAGGTAGACGGCGTGGACCGTGAAGGTGAAGCTATCCCCGGAGGGCAGGACATAGGCGAAGCTGATCTCGCAGGGATCGCCGTTGATCGCCTGCGTCACCAGCGTGCTGTCGGCAAAGCGCACCTCGATCCGGCCGGTCAGTGCTGCGATGGACGGGTCGGCCCCATCGATCTTGCCATCGCTGCGGATGGTCTCGATCCGGTCGAGGTTGTTGGCATAGGTGATCTCGGCCGAGACCACATTACCAAGCGCAGAGCCATTCCGGCTGATCGCGCCGTTAAAATGGCCGAACCGCTTCAGGGCCAGATCGGCAGGCGTGCCTGCACTGGTCGTTGTGGCGATGGTCTCGCCCTGTGCCACCAGCCGCGCGGTGGCGGTCAGCAGACCCGAGCGTTGCACCTGCCAGGACAGCTGATCCAGCACGCAGCCGGAATACATCGCGAAGCGCGGCACCTCGGGCATGCCGGTCTCGATCGACATCGACGGCAGCGTCCACGATCCTGATTGGAACTCATGGGTATAGGGTGCCGCAGCACCCGTGGTCGTGGGATCGCCGAAGGCCGCCTTGAGCCAGAACCCGAAGGCCTCGGCATCAATCGGCACCACCACATCACCATCCGCCGTCACCGCATCCTTGATTGGCGCCAGCGGATCGCGGCCGTATCCCAGCAATTCGCTATTCAGCAGCGGCTGCTCCGCTCCCAGCGAGGTACTGGCAAAGGGCATCTTGGTGAAACCGCCCACGGGCGGCGTTCCATAGGTTGTTTCGAACGCAAGCGCCATCTGCGCCCGCGCCCCTTGGGCTCGTGCCATTGTGTGTCCTTTCTATCCTGATGCAGGTGCCTTGCGGGGCGCTGGTCGCTTTGAAACAAGAGGGGCGACCCATTGAACCGTCCCGAACCGTGAAGAGACCCAAATGCCCCCACATAAAATGCGCCACACAAATCGCCTTCTGACGTTCCCCGTCACACTTTTCCTTGCCGTCGCTAGCATGGTTGCCTTGACCGGGTGCGATGTACCGACGTTGGATATCGCGGCGACCGAGCAATCGGCTCTGCCAGCGGGCATCGACTTCTCGGGGCGTGTGACGCGGGTGGTCGATGGCGACACGTTCTGGGTTAGGGGCCAGGATGCGCGCATTCGTGTCTGGGGCCTCGATGCGCCCGAAACCAACCGATCCGGTGGAGCAGCAGCAACGGCTGCGATGAGCCGTCTTGTCTCTGGTCAGACGCTGTATTGCCGCCAGCGCGATATTGATCGCTTTGGACGGATTGTCGGGCAATGCTTCCTGCCCGATGGCCGTGACATCGCCCGCGAAATGATCAGGAGCGGGACATCCACCGAATTCTGCCGCTTTTCGCGCAATGCTTATGGCACATGCTGATCTGGCAGATCACGCGAGCGTGTCAGCCGTTGAATAATGTAGCACCACCGAAATAACGGCTGCCTTCAGGGCCGCTGCGCCTTCCACGGGCAGATCGACGGCGCGCGGCGCTTCAGCTTCGACCCAGTCACAAAGGCCGCCAAGGGTGCGGTCGGCGGTAATCGCAGCGCCAATGCTTGCGATCAGCGTGTCGAAGGCGGCGTCACGGTCGGTGCCCTGCACAACCACCTCGATCTCGGCGCGGTGCTGATAATGATACTGTAGGGGCGACAGCGTCACTTCGGGCTCACCCGGCTCGCCGTCACGGAGAATAAGCAGGCCCTCAGCGGGTACGCGCTCGGGCAGTACCTCACCGCGCAGGGCGGTGGCGGGCAGCGTTGAGAGCCGCGCGTGCAGCGCGGTGAGGATGGTTTCGCGGGGTGTGGGCATGAGCGACTACTATTCTCCCTCTGTCGAAAGGTGCCGTTTCCAGCAGGGTGCGAGCGCGACAAAAATAGCAAAGAGAATTATGCTATGCGGACAGATCGTTCACGCAAGCAGTCTTATAGGAGCAACAAATGAACTTCGACTTAGTGCAGATACAGCAGCTTGAGGATTTAAGAACCGGCATATCGTCGCTTCTTACAATGGTTTCCTTACTAGTCATTCTGCTCTGCTATCGACGTCTGAATGGATTAGATCCCGCTCTTTTTTATCGTGCTTCAAAATCTATTCAGGAAGTATTGGGCTCTGAGAGAACGGAGGAGCGGCGTGATGCCGAGAAGGTACTGGGTATTCAAACCTCAGATCCTCTTGGGATCGCGAGCTTGGGCATCACAACCATGCATACACAAGCTCGCCAGGACCTGCGTGCCATAAGAAAGGACATTGCCGTGCGAGCAAGACGGGACTGGAAGGTTGCCAACCGCACCATTGCATCGATATTCGTTTCGGCAACGCTTTGCTCTGCTGCCGCTCTCTATGTAGTCCTCTTGTTAACGATGAAGAGCCCTGGGCAGCCTGATGGCGTTTTCGCAGAGGTCTATGGCTTGGTCGGCATAGCAGTAGCAAACGCAATGCTCCTTGGCGCGCTTTCGGATTTCTTCGAGTCGATTGGCTTTGAGCTGATTTCCGTCAGCTATGAAAAAGGACTCAATATCGTATCAATTAATGTGTTTCTAGCTAGGCTTTCAGCCAACATTATTAGCATTGCGTGTATCATTAAGTATTTTGATTTCCGCCGTGCAGGCAAAGAATTTATGAAAGAACATCATACGATGTGAAGGTATTCGATCAGGCAAGCTATAGTTTTGCCGAGTTATGCGCCGCTCATTAAGATAGTTTTCCCTCCACCCATTTCGCCACAATCAGCCCTGGCAGGCTCTCCAGCGCCCGGTCGGCATCGCGTGCCAGATCCAGCCGCTTCGGCAGTTTCACCTGCGGCACCAGCAGGAAGATTGGCGCGGTGACCTTGCCGCGCCCGGTCTTTGAGCGCGATGCCACGGCTTTTCCCTGTTTGTTCAATCGGCTTTCCGCCACCAGCAGGCTCGGTCCATTGCGGCGATAGACGAAGCGCAGGCGCAGGCCACGGCGGCGTTCCCATTCACCGGGGGTGATCCGACCGCCCCGCAGGCCTTTTCCAGCGGCGGGCAGCGGAATCGCCAGCCAGAACCCATCGTTGGACCGGATCAGCGGCCCGGTATCATGCGCACCTATGATCACCGGGGCCTTGGACCAGACCAGCGCGGCGGCCTCGAGGCTCTCGCCCGACCGTGGAAAAGTCTGGTTGCGGATCGAGTTGGCAAGCCGTCGTCCGAGCCCCGCGCCGGTGATCTGTGTGCGCCAGTCGGTCTTCAGCCCGGTTCCGGCCTCGCGCATTGCCGCCGACACTGCCTTTTCCCCGGCAGCAATCTCGGCCTGCATCAGGGCGGCGATGTCGGGATTGAACGCGACCCGTAGCCTCATGTTGGCCGCAGGTCCAGCGACCAGATCAGCCGGTCGCGGTCACGCAGCGGCTCGCCTTGGATAGTGAAGCTGTCCGCGTCGATCACGATCAGGTCGCCCGGGCGCGGGTCGGCCAGGTCGGTGACGCGGACATCCAGCACCACCGTGTCACCGACAAAGCGCCCGGCACCGAACTCGGTGATGCGGTCCGGCGCGCGGCGGATGGCTTGGATGGTGCGCTCTTGGGACGTGGTGGCCGAGATCCACACGGCGGCCACCGCCATGGAGGGGTGGGCGAAGATCCGGTCCATGGCGTCGGCAAAGACGGTCATGATGAATACCGCCGCCTGTCAGTTTGAGCTGTGCAGGCGGATCGCGATGCGCGGGCGCTTGTTCACCGGCAGGATCGAGGCCTCGGTCATCAGGTCGATCCATCGGCCCTTCTCATCCAGATGCTGGCGCGCATAAAGCGGCAGGCCGATGGTATTGGCCGCTTCCAGCAGGTTGGCCGGGCCGCCATAGGTGGTGAAGGTGTCCATCGTGCCCAGCGGGAAGGCGATGCCCTCGTTGGCCGGGACAAGCCGTTCGGTGGCCTTGGTGGACAGCGTGACGGTGCCGGAATACTCCTCGAACACGATCCCTGCGAAGGGGAAGTTGCGCCGCACATCCTGGCGCAAGGGTTGCGCACCGGTGGCGGCATAGAACTTGTAGGCTTCTTCCGTTTTGGGGTGCGAGATGAGCTTGTCGAAGAACTCGCGGCTGACGAGAGCATGGACGTCAGACATAGCCTCGCCCAGCAGATTGTCCTCGATGGCGCGCAGCACCTCACGGACCTTGCCCTGCACATTGGTGCCAGCGGTGCCCAGCACGAAGTCCACCGAGATCTGGGCGAGGCCAAACTCGGTGAAGTAGTTATAGAGGGTAGTTCCCGCGCCGTCCTTCACGATGCCGCGCAGGGCGTTCATCTCCATATATTCGCGGGTCTGTGCGTGTTTGCGGCGCATCAGCTGCAGTTTACGGTTCATCACCTCGACCAGCGGGTCAGCGCCATCGAAGACGCCCAGCGCGGGCTGGCCCTGAAGGTCGGCGGGCAGGATCACGTCATCGTGCGGGATCCATGGCAGGGCAAAGCTGCGCATCGACCGCCCCTCACGGGTGCCGACCGTGGCCGGGCCACCGAGGGGGACCGAGGGCAGCAGGTTCAGCACACCCTCGTGCTGCTCGATGATCACCGAGCGTTGGCTGACGCCTTCGAAGCGAAAGAGGCCGATCTGGCCGAGGCGGGTGTAGAGATTGGGCAGGATGTTGATCGCCTGCGTCATCTCGGCCAGCGAATAGCCGCCAGCGTCAAAGGGATTGCGGACAAGGGTCATGGGGGAGCTCCGGGGGATGAGTGTAGAAAGGGCTGCCGCTGTCGCGGATCAGACGCCGTCGCGGGCGATGATGCCCACAGCGGCCAGTTGGGTAATCTTGGCGGTGATCTTTGCGGCGTCATCGACGGTGCCGTCGTAGGCGAGGCCTTCGCGGGAGACGATGGCGGGGCCGCGCAGGACGACGATGCCGGTCGCATCCTCCAGCGTGGCATCGACGGCGTAGAGCAGCACGGCGCTGGCGGTTTGCGCGCCATCAGCGCCACCGCTGGTCGACAGCTTGTATTTGCCGCTGGCGGTGATTTTTCCGAGCACCGAGCCGACCGGGTACGGCATGCCTTGCAGCAGGGTCACGACCTCACGGGTGTAGTTTGGATTGGCCTCATATTTGAGGACATCGCCCATGCTGGGCTGTTTCGTCAGGACGGGCATTGGTCAGTCTCCATGTTTGGGGGCGTGGCAGGCGGTTCAGCGCGAGGCTGTGGCGGCTTTCTTTGCGGCAGCGATGATCGGGCTGTCTTTCGTTGCGGCTGCGGCCGGAGCGGTGGCAATGATGCCTGCCGCATCACTGCGCGCGGCGAGATCGGCCAGTACGCGAGAGCGCAAGGCGTCGGGCTTCAGCCCCCGCGCCACGGCATCGGACGCATCGATGTCCACCCCCAGCCGGGCCGCCTGTGCACAGACCTGCGCCACTTCGGCTGCCTCCGCGCGGATGGCCTCCGCGCTCATGGTGGTTGTGTCAGCTGTGGGTGCTTCTGGTACGTTCGTCTCAGGTGTTGAGGCAGTGGCTGACGGTTCGGGTGCGTCAGGTGCGGCCGCGGTTTCGTCCTGCGTGGTATCGGCAATGACGGCCGTGTTTGGATTGTCGGAGGGATTGGTGGTCATCTGGGGACCCTTTCTGCTGCTGGGGTTTGTGAGGTTTGACGCGGCGGCGAACGCGCGAAAGGCGGTGACGGGATCGGCCAGCTCATCGGCGAGACCGGCGGCAATGGCGTCCGCGCCCCGCAAGACGACAGCTTCTGTCGCAAGGGCGGCGTTCTGGCTGAGACGATCTCCGCGCCCGGCGGCGACCGTTTCGGCAAAGAGAAAGCGGACCACCTCCAGCTCGCGTTGCATCTGGTCGTGTACTGCCTCGGGCAGCGGCTGGTAGGGATTGGCGTCGATCTTGTGATCTCCGGCATGGATCAGCGTGACCGCAACGCCCTTCTGATCAAGCGCGCCGCTCATATCGCTGTGCAGCGCGACAACGCCGATACTGCCAACCGCCCCGGTGCGCGGCAGGATGATCCGGTCGGCCTGGCTGGCGAGCGCGTAGCCTGCCGACAACGCATGTTCCGCCACAAAGGCATGCACGGGCTTTTGTGCGCGTGCGGCCCGGATGCGATCCGCAAGATCGAAGGCACCTGCGACCTCGCCGCCAAAACTGTCGATATCCAGCGCGATGCCGCGCACGGCAGGGTCGGCCAGTGCGGCCTGCAACTGCGCCGCGATCCCCTCATAGGAGGTCAGGCCCGAAGACTGCCCGATCCACGCGCCGCGATGCACGAGGGTTCCCGCGATCTCGATCACCGCGATGCCGTCGACCAAAGCGTAGGGCTGGCTGCCGTTGCGCTGATGGCGCTGGGCAAGGTCATTGCCGAACAACGACGCACGGGCGGGCAGGGCGGTGGCGAGCGGATCAACGGCATCCACCTCCAGCCCTTGGAAGGTGATGTCCTGCCCGGTGATGCGTGGCCCCAGCCCCGACAGGAACGCCAGAGCCTTGGCAGGGTCTACCATCAGCGGAGTGTTGAAGGCGCGCTGGGCGATCTGTGCATGGTGCATCATGGCTCATCCTTGGATGCCGGATTCTGATCGGTGCTTTTGTCCGCATCGTCCTCATCGGGGCTATCGTCCTTGCCGCTGGCGGCACTTGGCCCTTGCGCGGGCGATCCCGGACGGCGGAAGTCGAGGCCCAGCGCAAGTTCGCGTTTGCGCTCGGCGGCAATCTCGCGGTCGACTTGTTCGGCGTCATAGCCGCGCTCGGAAATGGCCTGCGTGCGAGATTTGAGGCCTGCTTCGATCTGGACGATCTCGGCCGAGGCGTCCTTCATTGGGTCGATCCAGTCCCATTTGGTCGGCAACCAGGCACAGGCCTGATAGCGCCGCCGCCGGCTGTCATAGTCCGGCAGCTCCAGCGCGCCCGACAGTACGGCGGTGTCCATCCAGCGGACCCAGACGGCGCGGCAAAGCTGGAACACCAGCACGCCATGCTGAAACGCCGAGACCCGACGCCTGAAATCCACCAGCGATATCCGCGTGTTGGAAAAGTTCCCCTTCGCGGTGTCGTTGGTGAGATAGCCATAGGGAATGCCCAATGCTGCCGCGATTTGCAGCAGCGTGCGGTATTGGAACGGCTCGTAGGTGCTGCCCGAGTCGGGCGTGGCGGGGGTGGACACGTCCTCACCGGGATCCAGCCGCACCACCTGGCCGGGTTCGACTTCCAGATCCTCGTCCGTGGGGTCCAGCGGGGTTTCCGGCGCGGGAGAAGTGATGAACATCGCGAACATCGCCGCGATCTTCTTCCGCTCCAGCTCGGCGTCGTCATAGAGATCCAGAGTGAACAGCTTGACGATGGCAGCCGCAAATCGCGAGACGCCGCGCAGTTGGCCTGCTTCGACCGGATCGACCACATGGATCACCTCTGAGGCGGGCACCCGTGTCGTCGCGCCTGCGAGCCCCGGATCGGTCATGTCGCCCGGATGGCGGCGCAGGAAGTGATAGGCGACGCGGCGGCCGATGCCGTCAAATTCGATGCCCTGCCGGATCACGCCCGCGCCCGGCAAGCTGCGGTTCAGATCCAGCGGCAGCATTTCCGAAGGCAGCATCTGCAATTGCAGCGGCACGCTGAGACCATCCTCGGCCCGGCGGGGCCGGAGACGGACAAACACCTCTCCTGCGAGAAACACTTCCCGCGCGGCCCGGCGCTGAAGGCCGTAGAAATCGGTCAGGCATTCGGCATCGGCATCGTCGGTCCAGGCCAGCCAGAGCGCCTGCAGCTCTTCTTTCTTTGCCGGGTTTGCAATGGTCGACGACGGCTTGATCCCATCGCCGACCACATTGCTGGCGAAGCTCTCGACCGCATTGGCGGCATAGCCGTTGTTGCGCACAAGCCAGCGCGCCCGGGCGGTGATGGTGTCGCCCGAGGCCGCGATCAGCGTGTTCACATGCGCGCGGCTGGCCCGGAACCCGCGCAGTCGCCGGTGGGCTTGGGCTGCGTCAAACCCACCGATGATCGACCCCAGCCGCTGACGAAACGCGTCAAACGCCATGGATCACAGACCCTTCGTGGCCACGGTGCCCCAGCGCCGCCGACGCGGTGAGCCGGTGGTGGCGATGCGCGTTTCCAGATCGGAGATGGCGTTCGCGAGCTCTGCATCCGAGCCATAGGTGATGGTCTTGCCGTCGTAGCTGACCGCGCGAACGCCCGCGTAGCGGGCCTCCTGCAAAGCTGCCAGCAGCGCGCGCATCCGTTCCAGATCCATCTCAGTCCCTCATGAAGTTCGGTGTGTAGACCCGGCGTTTGCGCCGCGGCGTTGTGGGTGTGCCCGCCTTTGGTGCGGTGGGTGCGGTCGTTTTATTGGGTGCAACCGGCTGCGGTTCGGGCCGCGTTTCCACCCCGGCCTGGTCTTCCAACCGCCGCCAGGTTGCCTCGTCCCAGCGATCCGCACCCATGATCCAGGCGGCCGCGCGGGCATAGACGCGGCAGTCGAGCGCCTCGTTGCGTTCCCGCATTTTCTGCCATTCAGGATGGGCATAGCCACGCTTGTTGCGCACGGTGACCAGCTGCTCGGCCACCAGCTGCTTGAGCCATTCGGTGTCGATCCAATCGGGCAGATGCACGGTGCCGGGGGCATCGAACACGCCCAGCGCGCGATCTTCGTCCGAGGGCCGTTCCAGGCGCAGGAAGCGATAGGTCTCGGTTTTGAAGGTTGCCGTGGCCACCGACCAGAGCCGCGCGCCTCGGCGCAGGCGTTTGCCGCCGATGGTCGCGTCGACGAAGGTCGGCCCTGATACTGGTGTCGCGCGGTTGAAGCCTTCGAGGCCTTTGACCGGGGCGACCTGCTCAAATCCCTGTGCCCGCGCCCAGGCATAAACCGCCGCAGACTCATAGCCGGTATCAATCGCCAGCTTGCCGATCACCATCACCGCGCCATTGGCACAGGTCCACGTGCGCCCCAAGAGGGCAGTCAGTTTGTCCCAGCATTGCGGATCGTCAGGACCGCCCGGAATGACGATGTGATCTACGAGCCAGCTTTCCAGCCCGCGACCCCAGGCCCAGACATCGACCTCGATCCGGTCCTTCTGCACATCGACACCGGCGGTCAGGAACAACCCGCCCATAGGGATCTGCGCGCCTGCATAAGCTTCACGGCGTTCGGCCAGCCGCTGCCATTCCGGCGCATCGCCAGACTCCACCCACGTCTCGCCCAGCAGCGTGTTGCGCGCGGCGCGCAGCATCTCCTCGGAGCCTTGGGCGGCCAGCCAGTCCCGCGCGATCTGCGCCCAGCTTTTCCAGCCCAGTGGCGAATAGAGCGCCGACAGGTGGAAGCCGATGGAATGCGGATCGGCCGACACAGCCGTCGACCGCCATTCGCCGCGCTCCAGCATCTGGGTCTTGTGATGCTCGGCAATCGACTGCTCGCAGCTCTCGCAGTGATAGGCAGCGCTGTCGGGGCGTCCCTTATCCCAGCGCAGGCGGTCGAACCGAAGCCATTGCATATGGGCACAATGTGGACAGGGCACAAAGTAGCGGCGCTGGTCACTGGCTTCAAATTCCCGCTCAATCCGAGAAAGCCCCCGGATGGTCGGCGTCGACACCATGAACACCTTCCGACGATACGAGAACGTGGTCGTCCGCGCCTCGGCCAGCGTGACCGGATCGCCTTCCTCGTCGGCGCTGGCCGGATAGGCATCGACCTCGTCGAGGAAGATATAGCGCGCTGGCATTGAACGCAGGCCGGTGGCGGAGTTCGCGCCGGTCAGCACCAGAATACCGCCGGGGAATTCCTTGGACAGCATCGAGTTGCCTGCGTCGCGTGACCGGGCAGGCTGGACGCGTTCCTTGAGCGCCGGGCTGTCCTCGATCAGCGGGTCAATCCGCCCGCGCGAGGTGCGCTTGGCCATCTCCACCGTGGGCAGCACCGCCAGCATCGGACCTGGCGCGTGGTGGATCACAAAGCCGACCCAGTTGTTGCCTGCCTCGGTGGCGCCAACCTGTGCCGCCTTCATGAAGCTGATGCGTTGTGCAGGATGCCCGGGCGACAGCGCATCCATGATCTCGCGCAGGTACGGCGTCCGCGCGGTGCGGTAATGTCCGGGTTCAGCGCTGGCGCGCGAGGACAGTTTGCGGTGGGCATCGGCCCATTCCGACACCGTCAGGTCCGGATCCGGGCGCATGCCGCGCCGCCAGGACCGTAGGATATCCTCGGCCCCGTCAAAGCTGAGGTCGAGGTCGGCTGTTAGATCAGGATCATCCTCATCCAAGCGAGACCCGGAGATCGGCGAGGGCGTCGAGTTGCGCTCTGACATGGGTTTCCAGCACCCTCTGCAGGATCGCGGCCTCGATCGTCATTGGGCGCTCCGGCGTTCCCGATTGTTTCTCCACCTCCGCTGTAACGTCCGCCGCCATCAGCGCAGCAACCCGGCTGGGCCAGGTGACCCACGCGTCGCGCTCCTGCCGGGCGAGGCGAAACACCAGCGTCTCGGCTCGGGCGCGATCCACCAGCGTGCCCTTCTTCTTCTGGATCGCCAGTTGGCGTTCCTGCGCCTGATAGACGGTCAGCGCCGTGCGGGCTTTCAGATACGAGGAGCTGTCTGCCGGGCCGCTGAAAGCATTATCCCCGCCGGTGCTGCGGCGCTGCTGGTCGGGATCGGTCATCTCGGCGCGGCGTGCATCAGAGGCGGCGGCGTTAATCGAGCCATCGCGGTAGACCACCAGCCGACCGGCTTTGCGCGCCTTCTGGATGGCCCCGCGTGACAGGCCGGAATGGGCGGCATAGGCGCGTTCGGACATACCTTCCATGGCGATTGGGATGCCTCTCAACATATTGGTATTAAATGGAAACGGCAGTCTTATTCAGTTGATTACAGTCGCCCGTGGAGCGATTCTGGGTGCACGACATTGCCCCCATATCGGAGACACACCATGACCATCGCCCAACGCTACAACACTGAGGCCGCACGCTTGCTGCCGCACATGGCGACAGACCTTGCAGTCGACTCCACGATCACCACGGCCGGTGAGATCGACGAGATCGTCTTTCGCCGTAGCGAATTCCTTGGCGGGATGGCTTGCGCGATCCTCGCCATGATCGGACAGCAGGATTGAGGAGGCCGACATGAGAGCCATCACCACAATCCGCATCGATCACGAAGCGCTGCCCGACTAGTTTGACCGCTCCCGTCCTGACGCTGTCGCCGACGCCATCGAGGCCACACTGCGCGAGGACGGGATCATGGCCGAAGCGTCGGACGTGATCTCGCACATCAAGGTTGAGCTGCCCACGACGCAACTGGCCGCCGCCAGTACCTTACTGGCCGATCTACAGCTGATTTAATGCCGCTGAGTGTAATCAGAACGCACTGATATTGCTCTGAATCACCTACGATAATCGCCGCAGCAGAGCGATGCTAATGACAGGACAACGATGCAACTCACCCAACGGAGCTAGACCATGACACGCCTCAACCCAGCCACCACACCCCGCCACCAGCTGCGCGCTGAGAAGGCCCGGCGCAACCGCGAAGCTGCCCTGAACGCGTTCATCGGAAAGAAGGCGGAGATCGACGAGATGCTCACCCGCCTGCAGGCCCTCAGCGATGATCATTTCAACTGCCATCCCGATGAGGTCGGCTGGGCGATGGTCGGCACCCTTGAACATTACGCGAGCCAGCTCAAGCGTATCACCGACAGCGCGTTCCGCGAGGGCGAATACGCCGAATAACGGAACCCTGCGCCACGACGCGGCCCGTCCATGCGGCGGGCTTGCTCCGGTAGAAGGGCGCGCAATTCTGCGCCGCCTCATAACAACCGGAGGCTCCCATGCCCAAACTCACCGATACGCAAAGTCTCACCCTCAGTGCCGCAGCCCAGCGCCCGGACAATCTCGCCATGCCATTGCCCAAGGGGCTGCATGGTGCTGCCGCCAAGAGGGTCGTCAGCATGATGATCGAACGCGGCTGGCTCGAGGAGGTCGACGCAAACATGCGCAAAGGCGAGCCGCTCTGGCGCGAAACCAGCGATGGCCATGGCACCACGCTGGTGGTCACGGACGCGGGGTTGCTGGCCATCGGCGTTGAGCCGGTGGTCGTCAAAACCATGGCGGCGATCCGCAGCCAAGCCAGCCAACCACTTGCGCCCAAATCGCCAACCACGCGCGCCGGGACAAAACAGGCGCAGATCATCACCCTGTTGCAGCGTCCCGAGGGAGCAAGCATTGCCGAGATTGTCGCGGCCACGGGTTGGCAGGCTCATAGCGCGCGAGGCATGATCTCGGGCGCGCTGAAGAAGCGGTTGGGCCTGCCTGTCACCTCGGAGAAGGTCGAAGGGCGCGGCACCGTGCATCGCTTGAACGCCACCTGATCGGCATGACATCATCCTCAGCGCGCAAACAGCCTGCGTAGTGCGTAGCTGCGCAGAAGCGATATGCCGGTAAACAGAGCGGCAATGGCGATGTTCTCACCGATGGTCGGATGCAGGCCGAACCATGGGAACACCACGATCTGCGTCGCGACGGCTACGGCATAGCCCACGGTGACATTGGTGATGGCTTCGATCAATGACATGCGCCGGGACTGCGTCATGCGCGCTTCTTTCGTTTGCGTGCCGGTTTTATCCCGATCAGTCCGAGGTCAAAGTCCTCGGCCAGCGGCGTCTGCAATTCCTGCATGAGCAGCGCCTCGCCCCAGCCACCGAGCTCGGTCAGCTTGTTGTCGGCGATGCGGTATGCCCGGCGTTGCGCCTCGGTCAGGTGGCCCAGCACGATCACGGGTGCCTCCGTCATCCCGAGCTGCACCGCTGCCAGGATGCGGCCATGGCCTGCGATCAATTCGCCATCGGCCGCGACAAGGCAGGGCACGGTCCAGCCGAACTCGGCCATGCTGGCAGCAATCTTGGCCACTTGATCAGCATCGTGGGTTTTGGCGTTGCGGGCATAGGGTTTGAGACGCGCGATAGGCCAGTGCTCAACC